CTTCAACCGCGCAGACGGGGCGCTCGGGAGCAATTGGGCGACCGTCGCTTCGGCAAGCCCATTTGAGATTCTTGGAAATATTGCGCGGTTTGCCACGCCACCGACCACTACGACGGCGAGTGCAGTCGCAACCTCGGCCGCGACGTTTGCCGCGAATCAAGAAGCGACCGTCACACTGTCGGGATCGACGCCTTTCGACAAGGCGGGTCCGGCTGTTCGCGTGAATGCCGCGACCGGAACTGGCTACGCCATCGCGATGAATGCCGGAACCAACGCGGGCGCGATTGTCTTGTTTGACTCCTCCTTTGGGTGGCTGTCTCTCGGCTTCGGTGCTTTTACGGTTGCTGTCGGCGATGTCGTGAAGCTGCGCGTCGAGGGCAGTACCCTATCGGCGTGGGTGAACGGCGCGCTCGTCTCGTCAGGGACCGACTCGACGTACTCGTCGGGTCAACCTGGGATGTGGGGCGAGTGGAACAACATACGCGGCACGACGCTCGACAACTTCATTGCCGACGATCTCGCGACTGTTCTGTCCCCCGACGCCACCGTCAGCAACACGAGCTGGAGCGCTGTCGGTGCCGCCTCGCTGCACGCCGCGCTGGCGGCGGGCGATAGCGACTACATCACCGCGAGCACGGCGGGCGCCGTCGCCGAAATCGGCCTGAGTAACCCCGCCGTCCCGCTGACGCTGACCGACGTGTCGTTCACTGTGCGCGCGCGTCTTTCCTAACCCCTGCTCACCCGCCCATGGCAGACAACGTCACGATCACCCCCGGCACCGGCGAGACGATCAGTACCGAGGAGGTCACGTCGCTCAACGGCGCGACGGTCCCCGCGCAACAGGTGCAGCGCGTAGCGCCGACGCTCATCACGGCAAACGGGACCGCCGTCGATGTCGCTGAGTCTAACCCCCTGCCGACGCAGGAGGTCAGCAGCGCGACCGGCCTGCTCAACCGGATCTTGGCCGTGCTGCTGTCGCCGATGGGCTACGACCGCAGCATCGGACGCAGTCGCACGACGACGGTGCTGGAAAGCGGCACCGTGACGACCGTCACGACCGTGTCCACGGTGTCGACGGTCACCACATGTAGCACCGTTGGCACCGTCACCACCGTGTCGGGACTGACCAATATCGACGGGCGCAACGGGTCGATGTTGATCAACCAATCCAACCTCAGCGCATGGGCCGATTGCGTCCGCGCGCGCATCACGTAACCGAGAGCACTCATGGCCAACACGTTCAAAAAAGTCATCGACCGCATGATGTGGGCGCAGGTGACGCCGTCGCCTGCGGTCTCGACGGCCGGATCGTCGATGTGCGCGGACCTGCGGAACGACGACACGCGCAACCCGTTCGCCTATTTGCTGACCGCCAACACCGCGCTGAACCGCTTCAACATCGTGTCAAAAGCGTGGCAGTTGGTGAGCTCCACGCCGCTGACCGCTGGCACGTTCGGCGCCGGCAGTACGTCGGCGTTTGCGCCGTCGTTCGGTGCCGTCTGTACCATCGCCGCCGGGGCCACCACCACCAGTGTCACGCTGTCGACCGCACTCCCGACGGCCGTCGGCGTGAACATGCTCGCCAACCGTGGCGGCTCTGGCGAACGCGGGTTCCGGCTGCGGATCACCGACACGACGGCGGGCAAAACGGAAGAGCGTTGGATCGTGGGCAACACGGCGAGCACGACGCCGACCATCGTGCTCGACACGCCGCTGAGTTTCACGCCAGCGACCGGGGCGCGCTATGAGCTGCTGTGCGGCCGCGTATTTTTGCTGGGCGCGGGCACTGTGGCCGCTGGTGTTTTTCGCAGTTTCGAGCCAGCGAGTAACACGCTTGCCAATCGTGTCACGACGAATCTTCCAGCGTCGATCACGACGGATAGCGCTATGTTGGTGCTCGATGAGCTGTACGTGCCGCACGATCACATGCCCGGCGAGGGCATGGTCAAAGGCGCGTTCTCCTACGACACGGGACGACTGGCGCTGACCGCGACCGCGGCCGGCGCTTCAACGCTCACGGGGCAGGCGACGAGCGGGGATGCGGTGGTCGCGGCCAACGAGTACCGGAATTTTCAGATCCGCATCGTGCAGGACACGACGACGCCGGCCGCCGTGGGGCAGCGCCGGATCATCGCGTCGCACACGGCGGGGCCGTCGGCGGTGTATACACTCGGCGCCGCGTGGACGACGCAGCCGTCCGCGTCGGCCAAATTCGTCATCGAGCAGCCGAACCTGATCGTCCTCCGCACGACGGCCAACACAACGACCTACACGTACAACTACAGCGACGCCACCGTCAACAACGGGACGACGACGCTGGCCGCTGATGCGTGGTCGACGACCTATTTCGGTGCGGCGCCTGCGGCGAACGGCGCGGGGAATCTGTGGTGTCCAGCGTTCGGCATCCAGCCGGATGCCGCGCGGAATGCGCGACACTCCGCCAATTTCTTCTTTCGCGGCGGCGCGACGGCAACGCTCGACGTCCTCGACATTGCCGGCGGCGCCTCGGGGCTGTGGACCGGTGGCATCACCTACGACGGCAACACGGTCTCGGTCGCCGCCGGCACGACGGGCGCCTATGCGCCGTTCGGCGAGGAGGGCCGCTACACGTACCTCAACGTGTACGTCGCCGGCGCGCTCAATCAGATTTTCCGCTTTGACGCGCGCAACCGCGTGCTCTCGCCGTACGTCGCGACGGATTTTATTCAGACCGGCGGCGCGGCAGTGACGCAGCGCATGGCGGCGTACTGCGCGATTGACGGCACCGACAAATATGCGGTGGTGCTGCTGCAGGCGTTTGCCTCGGCGGTCTGCCAAGAACTGATCCCGCTGGTCTGAGGGCGCTGCGATGACGATTTCGGAAATCATCACCATCGTGACGAATCGGCTGAGCACGCTCAATCAAGCGCGCAGCCACGCGGTGTCGGTCGGCGACCTGCACCGCGTCAGCGCGATCGACGCCGACATCGCGGAAACAGAAACGTCGCTCGCGCAATTGCAGCAGATTGCCACCTAACGCCTGAGATAGCGCGTGTCGCTCCTGCTGCTGCTGGCCCCGCACGGGCCAGCCGTCCCGCTGACCGTCGAGCTGCTGCAAGGCGCGACGGTCGTTGCCACGCGCACGATCAGCGGGCTGACGACAACCGCGACGGATTACGCGTTTACGCTCACCAGTGGCGAGCGCGCGGCGATCACCGATCAAAACGCACTGCGCCTGCGGGTCACGGCGGGCACGGCCACCGCCGTGCGCGTCACCGAGGCGCGGGTCTCGCTGACGGGGACGCCGTCGACGAGCGGGGCGGTCCTCGAAGGGGCGGTCTCGGTCTCGGTCACGACGGCGGGCGCGCTGACGGTCGACAAGCCGCTGAGCGGCACGGCAGCGGTCGCGCTGGTGACGAGTGCGGACCTGACGGTGCCGAAGCCGCTGGCCGGTTCGGTCACGCTCGCCATCACGACGGCGGGCGCGTTCGCGCCGCTCGGGTTGGGGGGATCGGCCAGCCTCACGGTCGGCACCTCGGGCGCGCTCGATGTCCCGAAGCCGCTTACGGCGGCGGCCGTCGCCACGATCACGACGAGTGCGGCCCTCACGGTCGCCAAGCCGTTGTCGGGCAACGCCGCTCTGGCGCTCACGACGACGGGCGCGCTGGATGCCCCGACGCTGCTGGCGGGTGCCGTGTCGGTGTCCGTGGTGGCGGTAGGCAGCGTCACCGTGCCGAAGTTGCTCTCTGGCGGGGTCAGTGTCTCGCTGGCGACTGTTGGCGCACTGACGGTCCCGAAGCCCCTCGCGGGGGCGGTGACGGTCACGGTGACGGTGACTGGCGGGTTGTTTGGGACGATTACCACCGGCCTCGGCCTCATCACCGCCACGCTCACCCGCACGCGTGCGGTGCGCGCCGACCTCACGCGCGTCACCGCCAGAACCGCGACGCTGTCCCACGTCCCGCCCAGTGCCACGCTTGAACGCGTGGTCGCCAGCAACGCCACGCTCACCCATCGCACGGACGACTGATCACATGGCGAACAACCGCGACGACGAGCTGTACCCGCGCAACGACGACCTCATCGTGTGCGAGCCCGTGCGGACCCGACGCAACGCAACGACGGGCGCCGAGGAGACGATCCCTATCACGGACCTGACGGGGCTCGTGTATTACCTCTCGACCAACGAACTCGCCGAGACCTCGGCAGACGCGGTGCACCCCGACCTCGTGATTCCGCTGACGCAGATCGGGACCACGGGCGTCTACACCGCGTCACTCCCTGGCAGCGCGAAGGCCGCGCGGCTCGCCAGCACGCTCGACAACGCGGTGCTCTACGAGCACTGGCAGGACGGGACCCGGTATCACGAGGTGGCAAGCGTGATCTGGCGCAAACGCCGGGTGGCCGAGTGAGGGCGCTGGACAGCCGCGAAATCCTGCTCACCGGTGACCGGCTGACTCTGGCGGTCGACTGTCCCGCGCCGATCACGCGCGGCAGCGTGGACGTGTGTCTCTCCACCGCGCGCGGCGGGCCAGCCGTGCACCCGACGCTGGCGAGGACGCTGGTCGTGACGGACGGGACGATCCCGCCGTTGTCGCTGTTCTCGCGAGACGTGCGGGCAATGTTCCCGCGCGGCGGGCGCGTGTGGCTGGTGGTGCGGTACGGGGGGCAGGTGCTGGCGTCGGGGGAGGTGCGGGTCGTGGTGTGACATTGGGGTGCTGATGACGCGACGCCGAGAGAGGGTGCTTTTACGAGCCCGCGCGAGGCGGCGCCTTCCGCGACAGAATCAGGCCGGGGATAAACACCACGAGGACAAGCAGTCCAATGACGGTGGGATCTGCGCGCGGCTCGCGGTACAGTCCGTCCCAGATGGCAACCGCGCCGACAAGTGCCATCACAAAGCCGATATACCGTTTCATCGCTACTCCTTGCATAGGGTTGGCCGCTGGCGTCCGCTCCACAATCTGGCAGCCGCTGCCGTTTGTCGCACCTTCGGCGTATACTCGGGTGATCTTCGGACCCCTTTCCTGACCTGCAATGGAACCCTACGTCTACGACGTGCACGTCGAAATGATGCATCCGGTGCGGGCGAAGCCCGGTCACCTGCTGATTGTTCGCCCCGGCCACGAAGAGCGCCCCGTGCTGGTGATGGAGCGCCACGGGTCCGGCTGGCGCCCCCTTCGCATCGGCCCGCCGAATTTCGGCGCATTGATCGGCCTCGAAGGGGATCGCGCCATCACCCTACGGTACCCTTTGTACGCTTCCCTTTCGCAGCACCCGGCTTTGCGTCAGGCATAGGATCGTTCATCGCATCAAGCGCCGCCTTCGTGTCAAAGTCGGGCGGTAGCTGCCTCAATCGTTCGGCTACCCTCAACATGGTGGCTTGCGCCTCGCGCATGAGGCGTAGCGCCGTCTCGGCTTCCTCAGCCAGTCTAGGCGCATCCACTTCGCCCCTGAGCGCCCTGCCCACGCGCTCCCAAAACGACCCGCCCCCTTCACCGTCTGCAAACTTCCTGAGCGCCTGACGGCTCGGGGAGCCGCCAAGCTGTCTCTCTAGCTCGCTCAGGCTGAACGCCGGATCGGCGATCCGCTCAGCAAGCATCTGCCGCACGGAGTCAACCGTGTGAGAATTGGGGCTTGACATGGGGTAACGTTGCCGGTACGTTGCTATGTGGTGACGACACTACAACACACGAACCCCGAAGATTATGCCCCGACCCGTCAAGCGCCAGCCTCGCCCAATCAGCCGCACAGTGCTGTCCGTGTCTATCCCGATTAAGCCGGACTGGGTCGACGCCAACCGGGCGGCGGGGATGCTCGGTCAGTCCCTGTCTGCCTTCACGCGTGAGGCGGTCGCCGAACGGGCCGCGCGGGTGCTTGCTGGCGAGGTGCCGCTCTCGCCGCTCAAGGCGACGGGCTGACGTGGTGGTGGGATGCCGCTCGTGATTCGCATGAGCGGACAGTAGGACGCAGGCTGGCACCTGCGAAACTGGCGAAACGCCGCGAAACCAGAGGAGAACATGCGTGCAGACATACCCCAGCCGGTCCCCGCCATCGATCGGGCGCGCCGGATCTGGAAAGACGAAACCGCCAAGGTCTACCGGTCAGCTGTTCGGCGCCACGGCGTCGCGAGTGCTTGGCTGAAAGACCACGGCGGACGCCCGAAGAAGGGCGACAAAGCGGCGGACCAGTTGGCACGGCTGTCCCGCGAGATGGAAGAGGCGGGCTACAGCCTCGAGGAGATCGACCGCGCCCTCGTAGGGCTGGTGCGCGGCATCGCAGGACTTGTCGTCGGCACTCGGCCGGCGGCATGAAAAACAACGCCCCGGCGCGCTGGCACGCCCGGGGCCGGTCACTGCACGGAGAGACAGCGACAATGGATAACGTAACTACTCGCGGTGTGCAGCGCACCGCCCTGACCCTGCTGGCCGACGACGGGACGACGGCGGTTGTTCGCCGAGACGACGGCATCCGCTTTCTGGGCCTGCCGACGCGACTGCGGATGTACCGCTTGCACATTGAGGCGAAGGACGACCCCAAAACGGTGACCGTTTCGCGCCCGCTGCTCAAGCAGTTGTTGCGCGGTGGGGCGCGCATCACGGGGAGGGTGGCGTAATGGCTCGCCGATACATCACGCTCACGACACGCACCGGCAGCAGGCCGCGCATTGCCGTGCTCAACGTCGGGTGGTACGTCCGCAAGCCGGGCGTCGGCTTCACGGTCGTGTCGCTGCTCAGCCGGTGCGTGGGCGATGAAGGCGAGACGGTCAACGACCAGATGCACGTCACCGAGACCGAAGCCGAGATCGACGCGCTGATCGAAGCGGCGCAGAGCGAGGTGATGGTATGACCGCCCTCGCTCCCGAATACGGCAGCGCCGAATGGACCGCCGACCGCGCCAACTACATCGGCGCGAGCGACGTGCCCATGCTGCTCGGCGTCAGCGAGTACGGCGGCCCCTTGGACCTGTACCAGATCAAGCGCGGCGAGAAGGTGATCGAGCAGACACCGGCGATGGCGCGCGGGCACATCTACGAGCCCGCGATCTGCGCCGACTTCCTGCTGAACTTCCCCGAGTTCACCGCCGAGTCACGCGGCACGGTGATCCATCCGGCGGGCGACTTCCTGCGGGCGACGGTCGACCGCGTCATCACGGGGCCGCACGGCGTCGGGATTCTGGAAGCGAAGAACGTGACGCCGCGCTTTATGCACCTGTATGGCGAGTCGGGCAGCGACAACGCCCCGCTCGACAAGGTCGCGCAGATCCAGACGCAGTTTGAGGTGCTGGACCTCGACTGGGGTTACATCGCCGTAAACTTCGGGTTCGAACTGCGGTGGTACTTCATCGAGCGAGACCGCGAAGTCGGCGAGGCGATCAAAGAGACAGCGTTCGAGTTCATGCGCGACCACGTCATCCCTGGCATCCCGCCGGAACCGTCGCCTGAGCATGACACGTACGAGGCGATTACGCGCCGGTTCCTCGGGGCGAGCAAGGTCGAACTCGACGCCGACGAAGAGACGGCGGGGCTCATCCTTGAGTTTGCGAGCGTGAAGGCCACGAAGAAGGCCGCCGAGGAGCGCGAGGACGAACTCAAGGCGGTGCTCGCGACGCGCATCGGCACGGCGTACGGCATCGACGCGGGCGCGCAGGGGCGGGTGCTGTGGCCGGAAACGAAAGGGAAGACGTCGGTCAACTACGCCGCGCTCGTGCGCGAGCTGGGCGTGCCCGAGGACGTACTGCAGAAGTTCACGCGGGTCGGTAATCCCTACCGCACCATGCGCTACTACCCGCCGAAGAAGGGGGCGCAGTGACGACGTTCGTATTCCCGACGAGTGTGGTGACCGCCAGCGAAGCCGAGGCAATGGTGATGGGGCTGCTCACGTCGAAGGTAAACGAAACGCGCGACGCCATCGCCAGCACAACAAACGGCATTCGGGCCATCAACGCGCGATTCGAGCAGCTGACGGGCATGACGCAGGCCGAAGCGGACAACGAGTTCGCGAATCTGGACGCGCAGATCCAGCACCTGATGACCCTGCGCTACGCGCTGCAAAACCGCGTTGACGCGCATCTCTCACAGCAACGCATTGCCGCCAGCGTGGCGGCTCACATTCAGACGAAGGTGGCGTAAGATGGGTTCGCTCGCAATCGCAGGGTTCCCCGAAGACGAAGACAACCAGAGCAAGGCGCTGACGCCCACGCAGGGCATGGCGCTCTCTGGGCAGGGCGAGACCGCCAGCACGGCGGCAGCCGTCCAGGCCAAGACGCAGGTCGAAGCGAGGTACATGATGGCGATGCACAACCCGCGCAGCCTGATGCAGTTCCGCCGCAAGCTCCTCAACGCCTGCCAGCGCCCGCGGTTCGCGCAGACGTCGCGCTACGCGAAGCCGGTGGGAAAGGAGAAAATCGTCGGCTGGTCCATCCGGTTCGCCGAGGAGTGCGCCCGCGCGCTCGGCAACCTGCTCATCGAATCGGCAGTGATCTACGACGATCCGCAGATCCGCCTCGTGCGCGTGATGGTCACCGACCTCGAAGCGAACCTCACCTATCCGACCGATGTGACGGTCGCCAAGACGGTCGAGCGCAGCTTTCTCAAGGAGGGGCAGAAGGCAATCCGCACCCGCGTGAACAGCAGCGGCAAGCCGGTGCACATCGTCGAGGCGACCGACGACGACATCCTGAACAAGCAGAACGCGCTGATCTCCAAGGCGATCCGCACGGCCGTGTTGCGGGTGGTGCCGGGCGACATCCTCGAGGAAGCCGAGGAAGAGGTGTCGCGCACGGTGCGCCGTGATGACGCGACCGATCCGGCGGCGAAGGCCAAGCAGATCGCCGACGCGTTCTACTCGCATGGCGTGATGCCGGACCAGCTGGAGAAGGTGCTCGGCCATCCGCTCGCCCAGGTCACGCCGGCCGAGGTCACGATGATGCGGACGTGGATCACCGCCATCAAGGACGGCGAAGCGAACTGGCGCGAGATCGAGCAGGCGTTCTCGGCGGAGCAGGAGGACAAGCCGGCGACCACCGGCACGAGCGCGCTTAAGGATCGGCTCGCGAAGAAGGCGGCGCCGGCTGAGCCGAAGGCCGAACGCGAGCCTGGCGAGGAAGGGTAACCCCTCGTGTCAAAGCTCTCCCTCGTGCGCGCTATCGCCACCCTGACAGTCGAGGAACGCGGTCGTCTGATGACGGCCGCGGAAATCGCGGCGCAGGTCTTCGGCGGCAACGTCAGCAAGAAGTGGGTATTTGCCAGCGTGCCGGTGCACTATCGTCACAAGGTTGGGCGGATGGTGCTCTACTACGAGGGCGAGATCCGCGCATGGGTGGAATCTTTGCGACAGGTGGCATGATGGGACCGGCACGGACGGGCAAAGGGGTTGGCGCGTATCAGTTCGACCGCGTCTTCCCCGGTGTGGGGCGGATCAAGAAGTCGAGCGGCACCGACAAGCTGAAAGAGTTTCAGCGGCGCGATGCGTTGCTGACGAAGCTCTTTGAGACATCCGCGCTCGAAGTGCTCCGCGCCTACAAGGCGGGGCAGGTCACCATCGAAGAGTTGATCGAAGCCGACCGGGGCAACAACCCGGCGCTGTCGGGGGACTGCGGTACATTAACGGTCGAGCGAACGATCCCATGCCGGGGACCGTCCGCTCTGGCCATCACGAGCGCGCTAACGCTCAGGAGGTTGCGATGAATGTAGCATACCCACCATTTCGGGGGGATACGTCCCCCGAATCCTCCCCCGACCGCGACGGACCGAGTCGGGGGAGCCGGGTTGTAACTCTATACCCGGAGCGGGGCTCGAACCCGCACCCTGCCAAGCAGGAAGGGATTTTAAG